CCACAATTCTTAAGCCTCGCTATTTCGTAATTTAATTTTTTAGCATTTAATTCTTGTTTTTGTAATTTTATTTGAGTATTGGCTGCATCAAGACAAGAGTTTTGAAATCTGCTATCTAAAGGAATATTAAATGTAAATGCAAATCCAAAATTAAGTCCTAGAGAATCCTTATTACCACTATAGTTGTCCTGATAGTAGAGTATGTTTCCTGGATTATCTGGCACGTTATCATTATTGGCATCTGTGTTGTCGTACACAGGAGTTTGATAGGTGTAATCCTGTGGCCTTCTTTGATTAAATGTTGTAGTTACGAAGGGGCTAAATCCCATCTGCGGACCTGAACAAACTATCCCATTTCCATATTGATTTTCTACCATTGGACCTCCCAACACCTGAGTAGCAAAGTTTGATACTGAAGATGATGATTGTGCCACGGGTGCAGCCGTATTGCTGGTATTAGCAAATAAAGGATTACTTATCAGGCTTATTGCGAGAAGATAGTTGTGGTATCTGTGACGCTTGTGCTTTCTATGGTTCGGGTTATATCGGTTACGGATTCTAGACCAGGTGCTTGATAAACTTCTGTAAATTGAAAAGCATTTCCCTGATTTGTCTGAGTCCAGTTTGGTCTTTGATCTAGATTTAATCCCTGCCATGTATGAGTAGTTCCGTTTATAGTTTCGCTAACAGTGGTAGCTGCTGGAGATATAGAAGATCCGTCATGCTGTATTCCTGATCCTGTAACCGAGTACAAAAACCCACTATTATACTCTGTTGTTCGTATAGATTCTGTAATAATTGTGGAAGTTTCTGTTCGACTTGTGGAACTTCCCTGCGTAAAATTAGGTATAACTGGCACAGCGTAACAAGGAGCAGATATAACAAAGCCAAGAAGAAGAAGCCTCCTCATTCGATAGTAAGATCAACGACAAACTGACCTGTTATTACAATACCTGTTCCCGTTCCAGGTGTCATTGTAATATTGTGATTATCTATTGCTACTGCTGCTGTACCCACAGATCCCGCAGAAGTTGAGGTCAAATCACTGAAGTTTGGCACAGTGCCTACTGTAACTGCACTACCTGGTGTGGCATCTCCTTCCAAGTAGCTAGTAGAAAAGCTGAAGGCTTCGCCCGAAGTCGCTTGCGTAGCGGAGGGAAAAGTTACTGCTGGCACTCCGTTAGTAACAGAACCAAAACCACCTATGGTAGCTGCTGAATTAGAGTCTACAGTTGTTACATTATTACCTGAGATACTGTATGACGACCCAATCTTATCAGCCGTACTAGCTGCTGAAAGAGATTCAAATTTTACACTAGATGATATGTTGTGGGTCATGTCCGCATAAGCCGGTGCGGATACAAGAAAGATAAATGGTAATAGTCTTTTCATTTGATTCCTACTTTGTTTTTACTATTATCTATTATTTTAGGACCATTGTTGTTACCTGTGCCACTTTTCTTGTTTCCTACTGAAATTCCATAGCTTCCGAGCACCCCACTGACAAGTCCAGCCGTGAACGCTCCATCAATTCTTACCTTGCCCATGTACCCCAAAGTCATCATTGATAAACTCCAAGTCAAAATCAGAAATCGGATAGCGTGACCAAAGAGTTCACCCCATTCGATGCCTTCTTTTTCTTCTTTCTCTTCAGCCATAAAAGTAAAGATCCTTGTCTAATACTAGCAAAGTAGCTATGTTTGGGAAGTAACACATAAAACCGATGGTAAAAATTTTAAAACCTATCCTTTTAGTCTTTATCAAATCCAAAGCAATGAAAAGATTGATTGTGGATCTGTTAAAGGCAATAGCTAAACAAACAGACAATACAATAGACGATCAAGCAGTTGCTTTTATCGAGGCCAGAATGTTTCCAGGCTCCACCACCTCTCTTCAATGACATGAAAAATGACGGCTTTATGAAAATGATCCATACGGAATTACCTCCCGAAGCTGAATTGGCGATAGAACTTCGATGTAGAGAAGTAATGGCTTGCGAAGATACAGACAGACTAAAAGCCTTCTGTATAGACATGATGAAAAATCATGCCAGGGCTGAAACAGTATTGTCTAAAGCAATGATGAGAGTAATAGAACTGGAAGCAACATTAGCTGTAATGAAAGCACCAACAAGAAAAACTACAGGAATATACAAAGTCAGATGGTGGATAGAGCAACTTTATATGCACTGGAAGTATAGAAAAATAATAAAGAAACGTCACTCACGAGAAGCATAACGAGCCTGTATATCAGGAACTATCATTTCTGGATATTGGATCGTAAACCATTTGTGTCCACACTCATAACAAAGCCTTCTACGAATTGTTATAAATTTTGAATTTCGCTCAGAACGAATTACCTTTTGATCGCTGTACATCTTACAGCCTGGGCACTCGACCCATGTTATTCTTTTCATTCTTTATTTAGCAGTAGTTTTTAAATCGTCAAAAATATCTTCCATTAATATTGCTTTTTCGTTTAGTTTTTCAAGCCTATCTTCAGCTTGTTCAAGTTCAGTTAACATTCTGTCCATTTTTTGATCTTCGTGAGCCTGTTCATAGATAGGTTCTAAGTAAATATCAATAGCAGTTCTAACCAGGTGGGATATGGATTTTCCTGGTCCGCTAAGACTTTCCAATGCTTTATGCTGAGAGGTTCTAAGCTGAACTGTAGTTCGTATCAGCTTATCTTTTTCAAATAGTGATGAAGGTTTAGTAGCCATGTTTTTTAATGTAGTATAGTAGACTGAGGACTTACAGATCAGGTTAGCTTATCTAGTAGTTTATTAGTCAGGGCACTCAAAACCCCTTTGACCCCCTACTAGATCCTCGATGGGAACTTGTAATAACATTTGTAAAATTGCTTAGTGATGGAGTATGAGGGTCATGGCTCCCAAGATTACAAAAAAGCAGCATAACCACCTGGGAGATATTACAGGTGGATCTTGCCTCAAAAGTCATAAGAGGTCTTTATCAGTTATATCGACCCAATGAAACCAATCTATTGTTGACTTCAAAATACAATCGCCAAAATCTTTTTCTTCATATCTAAAAGTTCTTTTTAGATCGAAGTCATAATGAATCTGACCTATGTAAGGAGATTTTGGAAAATCAATTCCAAGTGATGAACGAAAATAAATGCTCATTATGTATAAGATGCAAATTTTTCGTTTAATCTGCCATCTGCAACGGCTTGCTTTTCATCAGCAACTCTTTCTTCATCGGTAACTTCTCTCCAATCACCTAAAGGGCAACCATCTGGTTTGTATATCCACCAATCAGTTTTTCCAAGCATAGTTTTTTCAGCTTCTTCTTCAGTTATGGAAATAGCAACTATACCAGGGTATTCGTGGTCTAATTCTACAAACTCCCTATCGTCATACCACCAACCTGTACGTTCTGCTTGGCTTGGGTAGTCATCTTCATGGTTATCTGCACCATCAAATATAAAGTCTACAGCTTGGTCATAAGATTCAGCTTCTACTTCAAATGTTTCGTTGAGAACTGTTTTAGTTCTGAATTTGTAAAGTTTCTTTGTGGTCATAATAAATTTGAACTTCCTTAGAAGTATAGCAACAAAGTGCCACCACTATGTAATCTGTTACGAAACTTTAACTTTCAGAATTAGCTTTTCTTCCATCTATTCTTCTTTGTACTGATTCTCTCCACAATAATTCATCTTTTGCTTCTGCTATTTTGTATTCTGCACTAGAAAATTCACGTTCTAACTGACTGTATGCAGCCTTTCTAACCCAGGCTGTACCTTTCATTCCCTTTTGTTCTGCTGCCTTTTCTATAAGTTTTGATCTATGTGGATCTATCAAAACTTGGTAATAATTTTTGTTTCCGTGTTTCAGTGCCATTAAATAAGTCTCTCTTGTACTACTTTACCACCAAAAAGGCAAATCGGCTTTATCAACTTGCCTTTTTACATAATTTATTTTGGCTTGTTTTCTTTTATTCGATTTACCTTTATGTATTTCTCTAGCTGATCTTAGAAAGTCTATAGCCCTGGATAAATCTCCTGTCCTAGACTTTCTAACTTCAGCATATAGGTCTTGAATTACCTGGACTCTTAAATTCTTTTGCATAGGCAACAGCCATCACTTCATGGAGTGTCTTATAGTATGCTACCTCAGTATTACTTTGATAACACCAGCCTTTTGTAGTATTTAAGATTTTAACCATTACGTTTAGTCCATTCTGAAATAAGTTTTCTTAATTCTGCTATACGTTTTTGAGCAGCTTCGATTCGTTGTTCTTTGGTCATTTTATTTCAACCCAATGGTGTGGTAAGTATGGATCTCTTACCTTTGTGTATTTGACAAATTTGTATGTCTTTCCATCTGCTTTATTATGAAAGACCATTCCAGGATAAGGAATTTTGTTATATGGGTCATCTGGAAATCCAGTAAAGTCCAGTTTCATTAGTGTGTTTCCTCCCAGGTATTTCCGACAGATACTTCAGCAACAGCAGGAACTCTACCTAACCATTTTGATTCTGCTTTTTCCATAATACCTTTAAGTTTATGAGCCCATGCGTCAGCAAATTGCTCTTTAACTAAAAGTATTAATTCATCATGTACTGCTGCTGCGATCCTTACTTTATCTTCGCCACAAACCTTTACTTCTGTCCATAAGTTTCCTAATGCACACTTTAGTATGGCAGCACCAGCACCCTGGATCGGAGTATTACATCTAACTGTTACTCTGTTAAGATCGCCTTTAAGATACCTACGCATATTCGATAAAGGAATACGAGTTTCGGCCCATTCATTACCACTAGAGTTTTTTGCAATCTGATAATTCTTATTCTGCCAAGCGTGAACGCCTTTGTAGGTACGCAACCAGTTATCACGAACTTTTGTTGCTTCTTCGAGCGTCATCAAAACACCGCTACTACCAGCGTAGTTACGCAAGCCTTCTGCTCCTGCTCCGTAAAGCAA